AATTAATATAAACGTAAAATCGTTTGTCTCGTAAACAACGGAGGAAAAATGGACAAAGAGAATTGGAATAATTTAGAAGTAGAACAACCTAAAGCAGAAGAAAAAATTGAGGTTGAATTAGAAAAAGATAAAGAAGAAGAGGTAAAAGAAGAAGAGGTAAAGGAAGAAGTAAAAGAACCTGAAAATGTAGAACCACCTTCAGACGTTGAATTAAAAAAAGAAGAACCAAAAGAACTTGAAGGTATTAAAACTGATGGAGCTCAAAAAAGAATTAAACAATTAATTAGACAAAGAAAAGAACGTGATGAGCAAATTCAACAGTTACTACATAAGACAGAACAGTTACAAAAGAATTTACAAGATAAAGAAAAAAGTTTTTCAGAAGTTAGTAAATTAAATTTAGAAGCTACAGAAAAACAATTAAAAGATAAAATAGAATTAGCTAGAACAGCTTATAAAGATGCATATGAGCAACAAGATAAAGATAAAATTTTAAAAGCTCAAGAGATGTTAAATGAAGCACAGGTTGATTTGAAAACTTTAGGAAGTACAAAACAAGATATATCAGGTGCTCCTCCAGTTCAACCAACTCAACCAGTACAAAGACCAATACCACAACCTGACCCTAAAGCACAAGACTGGGCAGCAAATAATACTTGGTTTGGTCCTGACAGAGTAATGACAGCAGCAGCATTAGCTGTTGATGCAGAATTAAAAGCTGAAGGATATAGCACTACAGATGATGAATTTTATGAAGAAATTGATAAAAGAATGCAAGAAAACTTTCCACATAAGTTTAAAACTAATGGAAAAGTTCCAAATGAACGTGCTGCAGGAAACACGTCACAACCTGCTCAAGTGGTTGGGAAAAGCTCACGTACTTCTCCTAACTCTAAAAAGAAAGTTAAGCTTTCACAAAACGATGTTAAGCTTGCTGAAAAATGGGGTATACCTCTTGAGAAGTATGCTCAAGAAAAACTGAAAGCTACACAAGCTGACGGTGAGTATACAAATGTAATATAACGTGGAGATTAATATGACTAAAACAAATAATACAACAACAACACGAGTAAAATCACGTACTGAAGAAACTAGGGAAATGGAAACTAGAGAAGAAGAATATACATTTACAGAACCAAATGCATTAGAAATACCTGATGCTGTTCAAAAAAGATTTGAAGAACAGGGAATGGTACTACGTTGGATTCGAGTGGCTATACGAGGAAACGATGACATAGCTAACGTAGGTAAAAAAACGCAAACTGGATGGAAATTTATTCTTCCTACGGAAGTTCCTGAAATGGCTTCAACCTCTTTCGTGAGAGAGGGTGGTCGATACAACGGAACAGTCTGTCGTGGGGACTTAGCTTTGGCAAAATTACCAAAGCAACGATATGTAGCTCGACAAAAATTTTATGAGAAAAAGGCAGGAGATTTAATGGATGCAGTTAACAGTCAGTTAATGAGAAACAATAACTCTCGTATGCCAATTTCTAATACTAGTAAATCAACGCAAACCGTAAGAGGAAAATCTGCTGCTTTTCAGGAGTAATACTCTTACACATTATTTAGAAAGGAATAAACTATGGCTAGTGTAAATGCCCCTCGTGGATTAGTTCTTGCGAGAAAAAATGGTCAAGGTTCTAATTCTACTGGTATTGATACGATTTCTTGGTTTGGAGCTGATGCAAGCATACTTCCGTCTGCTGCATTAGGAACTATGTACGTTGGAGACCCTCTAGTTGCAGGGACCAGTTGTACTGTTCTTCCTGCTCCTGCAGACCCTTCAGACAAGTGTATTGGTGTATTTCAAGGAATTAGTTATGTCAATGTCGACGGACAACAAGTCTTTAGACGATACTGGGAAAGTGGAACTTCAGGCACAGATATAAAAATTCATATATCTAGAGACCCTGCTCAAACTTATTTTATTCAAGGAGATGCTTCAGTCGTTGCAGTATCTGGTGTAGGAAATCCTAAACCAACTAACGTACCTTGGATTGTAGGAACAGGTTCTAAAATAACAGGTAATAGTGCTTATATATTTGATTCAAGTGGAGCTACTGATGCTGAGAGCAATCTTAGAGTTATCAGAAGGTCTCCTTGGGATACAGATACTTGTACTTCAGCAGGGGTGACAGACCAATACCCTTGGTATGAAGTTAAGTTAAATAATCACTATGATAATTATATAACAACTACAGTCTCAACTGCTTAATAGGAAAGGAAATATAACATGGCTATAAATAGAGCTGCTATAAGCAAAGAACTCCTTCCTGGACTAAATTCAGTTTTTGGATTGGAGTATGGTGAGGTTAATAACGAACACGAACCTCTTTATGAAATAGAAAACTCAGACAGAGCTTTTGAAGAAGAAGTTCTGTTTACAGGATTTGGTGAAGCTCCTGTTAAACAAGAAGGTGCTGCAGTCGTTTTTGACGATGCTTCGGAGAGTTATACTGCAAGGTATACCAACGAAACAATCGCATTAGCTTTTGCAATTACCGAAGAAGCCATGGAGGATAACCTCTATGACTCTTTTGCTAAATTAAGAGCAAAAGGTTTAGCTAGAGCTATGGCAAGCACAAAACAAGCTAAAGCTGCAGATATCTACAACTTTGGTTTTAGTGCTACTGCTGCTAACCAAATCGGTGACGGAGTAGCATTTTTCTCAACTGCTCACCCAACTGTAAGTGCAGGTAACCAAAGCAATACTGCTACTGGTGCTGACTTATCAGAAGGTTCATTAGAGAATGCTATAACCTTAGTACAAAAATATACAGATGACAGAGGTATCTTAATTGGTTCTTCTCCTGTATCTTTACATGTACCAGTAGATTTAATATTTACTGCTGACCAAGTATTAGGTTCTCCTGGTTCAACCAATATTCTAGCACAAACAGATGCTGCAGGAAACACAATCGGTTTCCCTGCTTCTGCTGCAAAAGATACTGCTGTGCTTGCTAACAGAATCAATGCTGTTAGACATATGGGTCTGATTCCAGAAGGGTTCTATTCAAACAGACGTTTTACTGATACCGATGCATGGTTCCTTAAAACTGACGTACCAAATGGAACTAAGATGTTTGTAAGAACACCTTTACAAACTAAGATGGAACCTGATTTTGATACTGGTAACCTCAGATTTAAAGCCAGAGAAAGATATTCTTTTGGAGTATCTGACTGGAGAGGTTGGTTCGGAAACCCAGGTGGTTAAACACCATTAACTTTAGGGAGGGTAGTAAAATACTCTCCCTACTATAAGGAATTAAAATGGCAACAAATATTAAGACATTTAATAAAAGAGGTGGAGATGGTGTTATTATTAGCTCTACTGCAAAAAATAGAATAATTGGTATTCATTCATATTCTACTATAGCAGGTGTAATTGCTATTGGTGACCAAAGAGGGAATTTAATAACATATGAAGTTCCTGCTAGTTCAGAGTCAGATATGTATTTTGGAGAGTTAGGTATTGCTTGTAGTGCAACCGTTACTATCTCTACACCAAATGCAGGTAGTGTTACATTAATAGTAGGATAGGTCATGTCGACTTATTCTTTTTTAACAACAGATTTAATCAATACTACGGAAAATGATTCTACAGAGTTTGCAGACCAAATTCCTTTTTTTATTGAGAAAGCAGAAATACGTTTAACAAAAGACTTAGATGATTTTGGATTAGACGTTTTTACAACTATTACATTATCAGCAAGCAATCCTACAGTATCACTTCCTTCAGGCACTAGAGTTGTTAGAAATGTAAATTATACAACTAGTGCTTCTACTACAGGTGTCTCAGCAGGAGTTAAAGTTAATCTATTACAAAGAACATATGAATATGCAATAGATTATTTTCCTTATGCTAGTGCATCTACAGGAGTTCCTCGATACTATTCAAGAAAAAATAATACATCTATTTATATTGTACCAACTCCCACTTCTACATTATCAGGAGAGATACAAACTGTATCACGTCCTGCAGCTTTAACTTCAGCTAATCCCACCAATTATTTTAGTGAGTTTTGTTATGATGCATTATTTTATTCATGTATGATTGAAGCTAGTGTGTTTATGAAAAACTTTGAAAACATGACATTGTTTGAAACACGATATAAAAATGCTATTGATGGTTTACGTAATCAAGCAAGAAGAACAAGACAAGATGATATGCAAAATGCAAATAGTCCTACAGGTGGACCTAATACGTTAATACAGGGGTCAAACTAATGAAACAGAAAGCTTTAGAACAAGCTCTAGCAGTAATAAAATTATATGTTAAAAATAATCCTGGAATAAAATTAGGAAAAGTTTCAGACGTTTTAAAAGAATTAAAAGAATATCCTGAATCTACATTACGTAGTATTATTAGAGATTTTAAACCAAAACCAGAAATAGTTACAAGTAAAAAAGTTGTTTCACCATCAAATACACCTCCTCCAAAGTTAAAGGTAGTTCCTACAAAAAAGAAAAAACGTGGGGGAATGATAGGAGGGAATGAACTTGTATCTTCCCTATATGATAAGGTATAATATGGTTATGTTAAGAACAAATATATCACAACAAATTACTAAACCAGGTAATAAAAAAAATAAAAAGAACAAGAAGACTGGGATGCAATATCAACTTTATGGAGGTAAGGTATCCAATGACGGAAATAAATTTATTCAATCGTTCTATGATAAAGGAGGAAACTAATGGGACCAAGAACTAATTTACATCCTAACCCAAAGCTTTCTGAGATTACAGGAAAACCAACAGGTCAAGGATACGGAGCTGCTAGAAAGGGACCTGACGTTCATGGTCCGATTCAAGATGCAGTTGTTAATGAAGAATATCAACAACCAAAAGATTTTGCTACAGAGTTAAAACCTGTACCAAACATATTTGTAAAATAAGGGGGAATACAAATGTCACTAATAAGATTAGGAAAAATATTAAAAGGAGTGAAAACTCAAAAACAAGCTAACACAGCTATTAAAACTTTTATGAAAGATAAAAAGGTATCAACAGAAAACTTTAAAAAAAGTTTAGCAAATATTGTTGATACTAATAAACAAAAGTTTGCTAGTTCATTTTTAAAAAATAATTTAAAAATGTTTTCTAAACCAACAGAAAAAGCTGCAGCAACAACTGCTAAAGGAACTGGTAAAGGGTCTAGTAAAATTAGAGAAACAATTAAAATTACTGGAATGGGAAAAGGTATTAGAGCAGCTTTTGAAGCAGGCAAAACAACTCCAAGACAAGTATTAGATTTTCTTAAAAATGCAGGAATAAAAGTAGATAAAGATAAAGTTTCAGCTTTTATTGGTAAAGCTGCTGACCCAAAAAAGAAAGCTGTTGCTGAAGGTATGTTAAAAATTGCACCTGCACCATCAGGTAAAAAAGCTGTAGGACAAACTATTAAACAAGAAAAGTTAAAAGGTAAAGCTCAAGGTGGATTAATCAATAGACGTTATGGTGGAATGATTGGAAATAAATCTTCTGGTCATAACGGTAATGATATTGTTGCTTCAGGTTATACTAAAATTGCCTAAGAAAAAAAAGAAAAAGGGTAAAGGAATGCAAGGCATGACCATTGGTGGTGGGGATAAACGTCCCACTAAACAAGGTGCAGGTCTAACTAAAAAAGGTGTTCAAAAATATAGAAGACAAAACCCTGGAAGTAAATTACAAACTGCTGTAACAGAAAAAAAACCTACAGGTAAACGAGCAGCAAGAAGAAAAAGTTTTTGTGCTAGGTCTGCAGGACAAATGAAAAAGTTTCCGAAAGCAGCTAAGAATCCAAATTCCAGGTTACGACAAGCCAGACGAAGATGGAGGTGTTAATTGGCATATTTAATATCTAACATACCACATTTTAAATGTTGGGTTAGAAAAGAATTTACACATAATCATGAAGAATATCATGGTGAATTTTTACATGGTTTAGCAATAGCTGTTAATACAATTCCTGATAGATGTTTATCTTTTCAAGTTGTATTTACTGGTATTGACGAAGAAGAAAATGTACATGGTGGAGCTATGTGGGCTAGAATGCCTATTACAGCTTTAGTAGCTGATGAAAATTTAAAAGATGTTCCTGAAAGAATGGAAACACACTTAGCTCAACCTTGGGATTGTTCTTCTCGAAATCATTCAATTATTTTTATGGATAGAATTAGCTCAAGTCCTTGGTATTGTAAAATAGGTGGAGACTTTTATAAAGGTCGTTACATGTTTACAGTAGACTATACAGATAGTCACATATCCGATGACTCAGCTCAACACAAACAAAGTCATGTATTACAATTAATAGATGCAGGAAAATGGACAGGTAATATCGTAGCATTACCAAATAATAGGGTCAGAGTAACTAATCCTGCATTATGGGAAGCAGGTGATGGTCCCCCTGATTTTAGACCAAGCCAATATACTCATGCAGCCGAAATACATGATAGTTACACAGACCCCAATATAACTTTTAACAATCTTTACAAGGAGAAATAATAATGGTAGGTATGAAGAAAAAATATGCATCAAGAGGTGGAGCTTTAAGAAGAGCAGGTGGAGGTATGATGAAGAAAAAATATGCTTCTAAAGGTGGAGCTTTACGTAGAAAACGTGGTGGTACTATCAGACGTAAAACTGGTGGTAGAACTAGATAATGGGTAAACTTTGTCCAAAAGGTAAAGCAGCAGCAAAAAGAAAATTTGATGTATATCCATCAGCTTATGCTAATATGTATGCATCTGCAGTTTGCTCTGGTAAAATAAAACCTGGAGGAAAAAAGAAAACTAAAAAGAAGAAAAAGAAAAAAACTGTTAGAGCTAAGACTGGTGGTGGACTTAGAAAGTGGGTAGGAGAAAAATGGGTTGATATTGGAGCTCCTAAAAAAGGAGGGAAGTTTCAACCCTGTGGTAGAAAAAATGCAAAAACTTCTAAACGTAAATATCCTAAATGTGTTCCATTAGCTAAAGCAAAAAGAATGACAGCATCACAACGTAGTTCGGCAGTCAAAAGAAAAAGAAGTAAAGCACAAGGAGTAGGAGGAAAACCTACATTTGTGTCAACATTTAAAAAAGGAAAAAAGAAAGCATGACAATAACACCTGAGTTAATTACTACTATCCATAATATATCTTGGTTTGATGGTATACTATATGTTATACTTGGGTTAGGAGTTTATGCAATATATAGACTAATAAAAAAGAAAATATAATTCGTTTGACTCTATGAGTTGGAAGTAGGATAACCGAAGAAACGCACTAACTTTAATTAGGAGGTGTTATGGATAATCAAACATTATATATTTTACAAAAAGAACAAAGAGAAATACTTATGGTACGTAAACTAAAAAAAATAAAAAAAGAATTACTTGGTGCATCTAAGATGCATAAAAGACAAGCTAATACTATTGGTAGAATGATTAAGAAAAAAAGAAATGGCAAGAAAAGAACCTAGAAAAGGAACAGGTAAAAAGCCAAAGGGTTCAAGTCGTAGACTTTATACAGATGAAAATCCTAAAGATACAGTAAGTATTAAATATGCTACTGTAGCAGATGCAAAAAAAACAATAGCAAAGGTTAAAAAAATTAAAAAACCTTATGCTAGAAAGATACAGATATTAACGGTATTAGAACAAAGAGCAAAAGTACAAGGTAAAAACGAACAAGCTAGATTAGCTAAACAAGCTAAACAACAATTAAAAAGGGCTAGAGGATAATGGCAACATCAGGAACATATAATTTTAATTTAGATATTGATGAAATTATTCAAGAAGCTACTGAGATGATTGGTGGTGAAGAAACTCTTGGACATGAACCTGCTTCAGCTAGACGTTCAATAAATTTAATGTTGAATGATTGGCAAAATCGTGGTATACTATTATGGAGTACATTTACAACTGCAGTAACAGTAGCTGCAAGTACAAATACAGTTTCATTAGCTGACTCAGTTAGTGATGCTTTAGTAGTTACCGTTCAAACTAGTGCAGGTGGAGCTGAAACACAATTAACAAGAATATCATTTGAGGAGTTCAACGTGCTACCAAATAAATTTCAAACAGGTCGAGCTACTCAATATGCAATAAAAAGAAACTTATCTAATCCAACTCTATTCTTATATCCAACTCCCAATAATTCTACAGACATTTTAAATATTGAAGCTATTCGACAAGTTGAAGATGTTAATAAATCAGCAGGACAAAATGCAGATGCTCCTGTTAGATTTTTACCTTGTTTAACAGCAGGATTAGCTTACTATTTATCAATGAAAAGAACAGGAGTTGCTGAAACAAGAATTAATATGTTAAAAACAAATTACGAAGAAATATTAGTTAGAGCTATGGAAGAAGATAAAGAGAGAGCAAGTATTTATTTTAAACCTAAACTAAGGACAGTATAGTGGCTTCTAATCGAAGAGCAAAAGCAATGTGTGATTCATGTTCATTTGTATATGACAAAAGAGTTATGCGTTTAAATAGTTATAATTTATTAATATGTCCTGAATGTTTTGAAGGACAGTATGATTTAAAAAATCATCCACAAAATAAAAGTCCAGATGTAAGAGAAGACATTGTAATTAGAAATGCAAGACCTGATACAACAGGCAGAAACTTAACTTGGAATCAATCTAATTTTATTTGGAATGATACTAAAGTCAGATTTTGGAGTAACGTATGAGTTCATTTGATAATAAATTAGTTTCACAAACGTATAAACAAATTCTTAAAATGGCAATATCTGCCAATGAAGGAGTTAGTGCAAGTTTAATAAATGTACAAACAGGTGATGGAGTTAATACTGCATTACAAGTTGCAACAGGAAAAGTTCAAGTTGCAGGAACATTTGGAGTAGCAAGTGATGTTTCTGTTTCAGGAGACATGCAAATTTTAGGTAAAGTATGTGCTTCAACTTATTTTGGAGACGGAACAAACTTAACAGGAGTTACAGCTACTATAGAAGGTAATATATCTGTATCTAATGCTATAGTAGGAGGTACATTAAATGTAGCAGGAACTACAACATTAACAGGTACTGTAATGGTATCTGGTGGACAAATAGATATAAAAAATACAGGTACACAATCAAATATAAGATTATATTGTGAATCTTCTAATGCTCATTATGCAGCTTTACAAGCACCTCCACATTCTTCTTTTAGTGGTAATTTAACAATTACACTACCCACAAGTTCAGCAACATTAGTTGGTACATCTACTACAGATACCTTAACGAATAAAACATTTGGAGATGCAGTAACTTTTGATGACGATGTTTCTGTATCAGGAAATACACATTTAGGTGGTACCGTAACTATCGGAGGTGCTACACAACTTGGTTCAACATTATCAGTAACAGGAGCTACTCATTTAAAAAGTACCGTAAGTGTTGGAGGAGATGCTACGTTTGCAGAAAAAGTTTGTGCATCTGCATTTTACGGAGATGGTACAAATATTACAGGTATACCAATTACAGGAAATATTTCTGTAGATAATGCTAAAGTAGGTGGAACATTATCTGTAAGTGGAGCTACACATTTAAATAGTACATTAAGTGTTACAGGCAATACTGGTATTGCAGGAACCGTTTCGGTTGTTGGAGCTGCAACATTTGAAAGTGATATATCTGTATCAGGAGATATCAATGTTGGAGGACATGTAACGATTGCAGGAGCTGTATCATTGGGTAGTACACTTGATGTTACAGGTAATGTATCAATAGGTGGCACATCTAATATAACTGGTAAAGCAGAATTTGAAGGAGATGTTTCTGTTTCAGGTGATATGAATATTGGAGGTACAGCAACGATAACTAGTAAT